GCAGGGATGTGATACATCTCCACTATCTTAGTTCTAGGCTTATTCCATATCGTATTAACATAACACATACCGAATAGCTTTAAATCAAACGCTAGGCACTTTATAAGGTCTTTCTGTGAATGTCCTAGTAAAGATGTAAGCCTTAACCATTGCTCCTTATGTTCTTCACTATCTTGTCTATCAGTAGCATCTAATCCTTCTCCATAGATCATAGCTGAAACGCCTTTTATAATAGCATTGTTAATACTACTACCATTATATAGCTCAAGTAAATACTGAGGGTACATATTATCAGTACCGAATTGAATCCAATCCTTATTAGTTGTTTCAGTAACTTGAGGCAGATTAAACTCTGCTAAATGTATTACTGATATTTCTGTATTTTTACGCTGTTTGTGTGCCATATTCTACGTTTGTATTTGTTGTTGAGCTACTTACATCATTAGCTGAGTATTCAGTAAAACTACTTACAGGAGCTTGATTGTATTGATCATCAAATTCTCTTTGTATATATAATTGTTCAGTCCAATCTATTTTAGTTGCATTTGCAACATCTAAATTAGTTGTACTTGTTTGATAATAAAATGTTACATTATACATTTCTTCACTTGGTAAAAAAACATTTCCTGCTGTCCTCACTCCTGTTGAATCAAATACACCATTAAAAGAAGAATTATATAGACTAAATTTTATATTCCAATACCTCTCATTATTCCTAGAATTTGCATCTCCTGTTCCTATAGCTGTTCTTACCCAATTTGTATTTACTCCTCTAAATTCTGCTAATATAAAGTTTGTAAATGTAGCGGTAGTATCATCTAACCCTGTAATAGAATGTATGTTTATATAAAAGTTTAAGTTCTTTTGATATAATGCTGCTGATGAATTAAAGTTAATCTGATACATCTTTATATTCTTTTACTATTTTTATACAATATTCTTCTGCTAACTCTTGCTTTTCTTCTTTTGTATTTAAATTAGATTTTTTATCTAAATATTCTTTAGCGACATCCTCATTTAAAATAACTTCTCTAATCATCAATCAGTATAGGTATCATAAGATTCTGTTTCTATTTTAATTTTTTTCTTTTTTGGTTTTGCAACTTCCTGTTCAAAATAAGCGTTTCTTAATGTTTCGCTAATTTTTAGTATCTGCCTTTGCGTTAATTCATCTAAGGGATAGTTTACATTTGCAGGTCTTTTGCCTTGCCATTCTTTTTTTACTTTCCAAGCCATAGTATTAGTCTTTTAATAGTATATATAAATATAGATAATTCGTTTGTTAATGTCAGTTTTATAAAAAATACTTTATACTATTTTAATTATTATAAAGTTTATTTAATAAAAAAGGGTAATCCACTAGGACTACCCTTTAATAGTATTGAGTAACGATTATTAATTATGTTCCTGATACAATAGTAAGTTCAGAATCAGCATCTCCTAGAGCATCAAACGGATAGTCAGTTCCACTTCCTGCTGTTCTCTTAATCATAAAGATAGGCTCTTTCTCTTGCCCCTCTAATTCTAATGTAAAACCTGACATATCTCCCTTAGCAGCTCCTGTTACAATAGTACCACCTGTTACATCCATTCCGTTATTAAAGCCTAATAGATATACATTATCGTTATTATCTTGAACAAAGATTTGTACTCTATTGTAGCATATTAATTTAATCTCATTTGCTTGAGCAACTGATATTTTTTGTAGCGTCAAACTTAAAGTCTGAGAAAAAAATGTAGTTCCTGCTGAAGCATCTGAATTAATATTAACAGTCATTGATGATAGGTTAGGTCTTAGGTCATACTTGAACAAAGTCATAGTAGAGGCTGTTGGCGTACCAAAAGCACTCCAACCTGTAAAACCTGCTGTATCTATTTGTAATGGATCTGTACCATTTGGAGTATAATGTTGTCCAATGTTTGAGGAGTAATTAGCAGCAAAGAAGATTGTTTTTAATCCTCCAATCTGGTCTTTACAGTCTACTAAAAGTCCTCTAGTTAAATTACAAGCCATTTTATTTTTGTTTTAATTTGTTAATAAAAGGGGAGATATTTCACTCCCCATTAATTTAGTTAGCTATCTACTATGTCCAAACTGTTGAACCATAAACACCATCAGTAGCTACAGCAGTCTGTACACCTACAGCAAAGTTCATTGTAACTCTTACATTATCAGAACCATCATACTCGTAAGTAGGAATTAATCTTGCTTCAGTCCAATCAGTAGCTAGGTTTGTTCCAAATACTAAGTTTTCAGGGTAAGTAAATAGAATTACATCATTGAACATCCCAGGACATCTATAAATAGGGAATCCGAAGTAAGTCATATTATCTCCATTCAAATTAAATCCTGCTCCTGAAACCTGTCCTTGATTAGAACCTGCAGCAGCTAAAGCCTGAATATAGAAACCATAAGTCTTGTTGTTCATATAGAATCCAACGCCTGGCTTAGTTAATATTCCTGATATATCACTTGCAGCTTTATTATAAATAGCAGCCATATCAGTAAGAATATCAGTAGCAGCTAAAGCATCAGCAAAGATAACCTCTGTGAAGTCTTTACAAGCACTTGCGTCCCCCCCTGCTTGGTCTTGAGTTCCATCATTTGATAAGAAACCTGTTCCAAAAGGAGAAGATCCTTGCCAGATACCAATCTCTAATTGAGCAGCAGCTTTTGAAGCAATTACTCCTAATAAGAAGTCAGAGAAGTTTTGAGGAAGGTTTCCGTTTCTATCCATTCCTTGCCCCATCCAAGTAGGGAATATTGTACCTCTACAAATTTCCTCATTTACTTTTAGATCAGTTAAAGAAAGAACTTGCTCTGAAGTAGAAGTAGTATTACCACTTGTAAATCCACAAGCTGCAGCAACAATAGGATTGCTTGAAGCAATGTTATTTATTACAGCAGATTTAGTTAATCCATCTATAGTCCTTACATATCCTTTAGCAACTGTGTCAGGACTTCTTAACGCAGCAGTTACATACGGCAAAGAATGAACACCTGCGTAAGTATCTCCATTTACAGTGATATCAAACTCATAGCGTTTGTTGTTTGCCAATTTCATAATTTGGTTTTTGTTATCTTTTTTCATTTCTTAATTATTTATTAAATATTTAACTCTGTCATTAATTGACATTTTAGCTAAATCAACTTTCTCTGATTTAGTTTTCATTTCGGGATTGTGATTAAAACCCTCAGCTCCTGGTGTTTCTTCCATTTCTGATAACTTAGTTTTTAAGTGTTCTATTTCTTCTACTAAGCTAGTAACCATATCCTTAGACATCTCTACTTTTTCTTCTACAACTTCTTCTTCAACTGTTTCTTCAGTTTCTACAGACATACTCTCTTTATCTTCCTTTAAATCAGCTATAGCATCTTCAAGGTTTTTAATTCTAATTTCCATTCCTTTCCAATCTGCAACATCAGCTTCTTCTGCCATTTCTTCTTTATCTTCTTTTTCAGCTTCTACATCTTCAGCTTCTTTTTCTTCCCCCATGTCTAAGATTTTACCATTGTCATCAATAGTAAGTTTAGCTCCATCTTCCATAGTATATGATCCTGCTGATAAAGGGCTAGCTTCACCATCATCATTAACTACAAAGACTTCAGAGCCTATCATAAATTGCTCATCTTCAGTAGCTACAACTCTGCCATCATCTAATTTCATTTCAGCATACATTTTAACTTCCTTAGATTCTTTATTATCAATAGACAATAAAGTTTTGATTTTTTCTAACGTGTCTTTCATTGTATAGTATTTTTATAAGTATATATAATTAATTTAATATTTGTTTACAGGCTACCTTTTTACAGTACCACTTTTTATAGCTGAACATATTTTAGCAGCAGATTTTTCTCCGTACTTTTTCTTCATATCAGCGATACATTGTTTCCAAGGATATTTTGCTAACGCCCTTTTAGTAATGTATTCTTTCATTAGCTCAAACTGATCTGTTTCATCCTGAGCTATAATCATTCTTATTCTATCTAATAAATCTTCATCAGACATATCTTTATCATAATATTTTTTCTTTTTCTTTTTATAAGTTTTTTTCTTTCTCATTTCAGTAGCTTGTGAATGGTCTGTACAAGCCATATATCTAATTACACCATTTTCTTCGTGTTCGTGGTAACCCTCGCAGTTTTTAAATAACTTAGCGTATGCCTCAGCTTCTTCTTTAGTAGCAAATAAAGGCTCTCCATCTAAAGCTCCTACTACTGCTATTTTGCTTTCTATGTC